AATTTCTGTTTCTAGTGCAGAGGTACATGATGCAGCAAAGAGTTCTCTTGATTTTCTAGCTTCACTGGCAATGCCTCTTATTTACAAGTTTGCATTTCCAGCTGTGTTTCTTTCTGTGTGGCAGTGGCTCACAACTTACGCGCATAAAACAAGAGACTTTTCTCAACTAGCTTTGGGATTACCCCGAGGCTTTGGGAAAACTCTTTTGATGAAACTTTTCATCCTATATTGTATTCTCTTCACCCAAAAGAAGTTTATTCTTGTAATCTGTGAAAACGAATCTAAAGCAGTAAACATTCTCTCTGATGTAATCGACACTCTTGAAGAGCCGAATATTAAAAAGGTGTTTGGTGATTGGAGACTTGGAGTAGAAATAGATCAACAGAAACTGAAAAAGTTTGGGTACAGGGGTAGAAACATAATTCTGATGGCAGCTGGTGCAGAGTCTGGAATTCGTGGTATTACACTTAAAAACGAGCGTCCAGATATAATGCTGTTTGATGATATTCAATCTCGTGAGTGTGCAGACTCTCAGATTCAGTCAGAATCTCTGATGCGTTGGATGGTAGGTACAGCTATGAAAGCTAAGTCACCTCACGGCTGCTTGTTTCTTTTTGTAGCAAACATGTATCCTACCAAATGGTCAATTCTTAGAAATCTAAAACACAATCCTAACTGGATTAAATTTATTGCTGGTGGAATACTTGCAGATGGCACATCTCTCTGGGAAGAACTGCAGCCAATTGAGCAGCTGAAAAAAGAGTTGCGTAATGACTTAGCAATGGGCAGGCCCGAGATATTTTTTGCAGAAGTTCTTAATGATGAAAATGCTTCTGCAAATACTTTAATTGATCTCTCAGCTCTTCCTGAGCTTCCATACTCGGAAAATGATATTGCTGCAGGAAACTTCATTGTAATTGATCCTTCTAGAGATAAAGCTACTTCAGACAATGTAGCAATAGGTTACTTTGAAGTTTATGATGGATACCCTGTTTTAAGAAAACTTGTAAATGATAAACTTTCTCCCGGTGATACAATTCGTGAAGCATTAAAACTAGCTCTAGAAAACAACTGTAGATTGATCGCGATTGAATCAGTTGCATACCAAGGAACTCTTTGCTACTGGTTCCAATTTATTTGTGTTCAACTTGGTGTAATTGGAATCGAAGCTGTAGAAATCTATCCGGGCGGCTACTCAAAGAATTCGAGAATCCTTGGAATGCTTAAGTCTTATGCAGCTGGTGAAATCTTTGTAGCTCCAGAATGTAAAACTGAAGTCCATTTGCAAATTTCTCAGTTTAACCCACTGAAAACAAATAATGTAGATGATGTGTTGGATCTACTTTGTTACGCACCGAAAGTGATTGAACTGTTTGGAGAGTTTGTAGTGAGTAATACAATTTTACAGGCTCAAGAACATGCAGCAATAGAAATTCCTGAATTTAACTCTGCCTTCTAAAATGAAAACTCTTGATGAATTGTTTGCAGTCTTAGATTCAGGCAAGCGAGTAGTTAAAAAGAATGTACAAGATGCTGTGAATAATCCAGCAGATTATGTTTCTATGGTCGCAGGTAGACTTGCAGAAAAAGCAGACATTTTCATTAATAACCGATCTGTAGATGACATGGTTAATGTTGCTTTTGGTGGAATTATGGCTGGGCCAAAAGCTGCTTCCAAAGCAGTACAAGACTCGCTGGAAGCAGGACAGAGACTTGCACTTAAAGGTTACGATGCGGATTTTATCTTTGAAAAGACTGGTCGCTTTATCTCTCCGGGAGATAGAATGGCAAGAGTTGAGATTCCAGATACCGGAGCAAAGTTTAAACATAATACAGTCGCAGCTTACAAAACTACAAGCTTAGAAGATTTACTAGATCATCCGCAACTGTTTGAAGCATACCCGCAATTAAAAGATATAGTAGTAAAGCTTGATCCTACTACTCCTAACAGTGCATATACCTATGGAGCTAAAACCATAGATGTAGGAACATCAGTTGGCGGATCGGCACAAACAATGAAGAATCTTCTCCATGAAATTCAACACGCTGTGCAAAGAGAAGAGGGATTTGCAAAAGGTGGCAATGTAGGATTATTTAAATCTAATTCCTACTCTTACAATCCAAAACTTGCTACTGAAGCAAAGAATCTTGGATTAGACTCAATTCAAGCTTATTACAGACTTGCTGGTGAAGCTGAATCCAGAGCAGTAGAATCTAGGTTGGGACTTGATGAAATGCTTCGCGTGATTCACCCAGAAAAATCCTACGATGTACCACTCAATGAATTACTTGTGAGAGACTAACAACCATGCCTGTATCCAATACTCCAATGCTTCTTAGCCGAGCTGCCCAAGATGGCGTGCTTGAGTTTTATAACCAATGTGTATCTATGACAGATCAGCAGTGGAATATTCGCTCGCATCTGGAAGAGGTAGACATTGCTTATATGCGAGAACAGGATCAGACAGAAGAAAACACAAAAGCGAAACTTGCTAATAAGTACGGTGATCCCACACGATTCCAGAATATAATTGTTCCAGTTGTAAAACCTCTTGTTGAATCCGCTGTAACTTATCAAACATCAGTGTTCCTGACAGGCAATCCAATCTTCGGTGCTGTGTCTCCTCCAGAATTTATGGATGAAGCATTGCAGTTTAATACTGTAATTGAAGATCAATCTGTTCGTGGTGGTTGGGTCTCTGAATTTATGAAATTTTTCAGAGATGGTCAGAAATACAATCTGGCAGCAATTGAAGCAGATTGGGGACGTGCAGTTACCAGTTCTCTTGAAACAGATTTGAATTTCTCCAGAGATCAGGCTAAGCCTAAAGAAATTATCTGGGAAGGTAATACTATTAAGCATCTTGATCTTTACAATACCTTCTTTGACACTAGAGTTAAACCGGTAGAAATTCCTTACATCGGTGAATTTGCTGGTTACACTAAATCAATGTCACGGATTGCGCTGAAACAGTATATTGCTCAGCTGCCGGTTAAAATCATTCAAAACGTGATTCCAGCTTTTGAGTCTGGGCTGAGCACTGTCGGCTCTAAATATGTTGTACCAACACTAAATAAAAAACTAATTACTGATACAGCTTTGCAAGTTGGCACTAATTGGCTCTCTTGGGTAGAAGCTTCTGGGGCACAAAATAATATTCAGTACAAGAATAACTACGATGTTACAGTTCTGTATGCGCGAATTCTTCCAGCTGACTTCGCACTTCGTGTACCCTCTGCTAGTACGCCACAAATCTGGAAATTCATTGTAATCAATCACTCAGTGATTATTTATGCTGAGCGCCAGACTAATGCTCACGGATTGATTCCAATTCTATTCTCACAACCTTGTGAAGATGGTTTAGGTTACCAAACTAAATCTGTAGCAGAAGATGTAATTCCTATGCAGAGTATTAGCTCTGCTCTTGTAAACTCTTGGATTCACTCTCGTCGTAGGGCTATCAGTGATCGCGCAATTTATGATCCTAGCAGGCTTGCATCAGAGCATGTTAACTCTCCTAATCCATCAGCTAAGATTCCGATTAAGCCTAATGCTTACGGCAAGCCTTTACAAGAATCTTATTACCAGATTCCATTCAACGACAATCAAGCTGGAGTTGCAATGCAAGAGATGCAACAAATCCAGCAATTTGCATATGTACTCACTGGACAGAATCCTGCCAAACAAGGACAGTTTGTAAAGGGTAATAAGACATTACATGAGTACGATGATGTAATGACTCATGCAAATGGCCCGGATCAGAAAACTGCATTGCTAATTGAGAGCCAAGTAATGGTTCCACTGAAAGAGATACTGAAAATTAACATTCTTCAGTACCAAGGTGGAACCTCTCTTTTCTCTCAAGAGCGAGCTCAAGTAGTAAAGATTGATCCAATCGCTTTGCGTAAAGCTGTACTTAATTTTAAGATTAGTGACGGTCTTGCACCTTCTGATAAAATCATCCGTGCCGATGCATTTAAGACTTCAGTTCAAGTAATTGGCTCCTCTCCTGCGATTGGAGCTGGTTATAATCTTGCTCCCATGTTCTCATATCTAATGAAAACACAAGGAGCAGATTTGAAACCATTTGAGAAGTCGCCGCAGCAATTAGCGTATGAAACTGCACAGCAACAGTGGATGCAACTAGCTACTCTTGCAATTGAAAAAGGTCAAGAATTTAAACAGCCTCAGCCTAAACCTCAAGATTACGGATACAATCCACAAACTCAAGGATCAGCTGCAGCTGCTGCTCCCGCTGAAGTTGCAACAAGAGTAAACAACATTACCAACAACATTACCAATCAGGAGCAGTAAGTGGCTACCCTTAAAGAAAATAAATTTTCTCAGTGGGAACTCTCTACTGAAGAATTTAAACAAGGCAGCATTTTAAATGACTTACAATTGAAAGTAATTCAGAATCTTCTTGCGGATGCTGCATTGGAGAAGAATAGTCTTGCTTTCGATCCACAGAATCCTATGCAATTTGTACAACGTG